CCTAGACCTGCTATTACTAGTTTTCCAAATATGGGTTACAAATCACTGTACACGAGTGGGCCTATAAGTATTAGGTCCACTTGTGCCCACCATTTTCAGAATATTGTAGGTAATGCATGGATAGGTATTGTACCTGAAGAAGAAGTTATTGGTCTTAGTAAGTTTAATAGACTAGTACACCATATTGCAGAACGCCCACAAATACAAGAAGAAATGACGACTGAGATTGCAAACGAATTAGTTAGGTTTGCAAAAACACCTAATGTAGCAGTAGTAGTAAAAGCAGAACATCATTGCATGACACAACGTGGAGTTAAAGAACACGAGAGTGATATGACTACTGCTATTATGCTTGGTGCATTTAGCGAAGATCCAGCACTAAAACAAGAATTTTATGACATCTGTTTAAGCATGAAAGGACATTCAAAATGAGTGTATCACCTGTCAGAGAGTTTTGGGATCGTAAAGTGGACAAAGCAATACAAATGTTTGAGTATGGGGCTTGGACAGAAGAAAAGTTTTTGGACGAGATGTCCAGATTAGGCTACGATAAGGCTGTTATAAGGGAGAAGATATATGAAGGCTAGAGTATGCGAATCATTCTATAGTGTACAAGGCGAGGGTAGATTTGTTGGTGTACCGTCGGTATTTTTACGTATGTTTGGTTGTAATTTTAAATGCCGTGGTTTTGGTATGCCACGTGGTGAATTGGCGAATGACTATGATCTAATTGCTAAGGACCACCAGGAAAACCCGGATAAGTACAAAGTATTGAAAGATTTGCCATTAGTGCATACAGGTTGTGATAGTTATGCATCATGGGATCCTAGATTTAAGAAGTTTACTACGGATTATCAACTAGATGAGCTAGTTGAAGAATTACTTTCTCTTACACCAGAAGGCAAATGGACTTGCGATAATGGGCAAGATATCCACCTAGTAATAACAGGGGGTGAACCATTGCTTGGTTGGCAAAGGATGTACATCGAGCTATTTGAACATCCTCGAATGGAGGATTTAAAAAATGTTACATTTGAAACGAACACAACGCAAGAACTTAGAGATGATTTCAAAGACTACATCTCAACTAAAGCTAGATTTCATACAACTTGGTCTTGCTCTCCGAAACTTAGTGTCAGTGGCGAGCTATGGAGTGATGCTATCAAGCCTGAAATTGCTAATTCATATTATACTGTACCCAATACTCACTTGTATCTTAAATTTGTGGTTGCTGATAAAGTCGACGTCGACGAAGTTGAAAAAGCGGTTGCCGAGTATAGAGATGCTAAAGTGGAATGTCCAGTATACTGTATGGCGGTGGGTGGATGCTATGAAGAGTATCAAGAAAACGCCAAAACCGTTGCCACCCTTGCCATGGGGAGGGGATGGAGGTATACCCCGAGACTACACGTCGACATCTTCGGAAACAGTTGGGGAACCTAAACTTAAGACAGAAATTGAGCTTAATAAACTTAGAGAATCAGGAATATAACTATGTTAGATAAACTAAAAAACTTAATGTCCAAAACAACAAATAAACCTAAAGAAAAATCAAGGCTTGAGTTGTTAATGGCTGAAAAGAAAGCGGCTCAAAAAGCTAAGAAGCCTTGGGTAGCAGTTTTAGATACTCATGTAAATGAAAAAGATATTAAAAATGGATTCTTTGAACTTGATTGGAACAATGAATTTATTGAACAACTATTAGATGCCGGATACACGGGTGAAACAAACGAACAAATTGTTGACGGCTGGTTTAAAGATGTTGCAAGAAATATTCTTAAAGATCAAGGTCAAGATACATCACGAGGTGCTGGATATATTAATGTAGGCAATGTTAATAAAGACGGTAAAAGTGAAGTATCTTAATAAATATAAATGAAGTCTAAGAAACTAGAAGATCTACAAGAAAATGGCTTATGGTTAGTTATGCACCCTGTACAACGTATGGGCTGGGAAGCTGATCAAATGTTTCCTTGGTTAGGTGCAGAAATGGTACGTATGAGTCAACGTATAAACTACTACTTAAGACCTTGTCATCATAAGTTTATTGTTATAAATGACGATGATGATACTATATCTACATTTTCAAATTATCCTCATATGAAAACACTATCGAAATTAAACCGTTATTGTATTAAGAACGATATTACAAAACTAATATATACAGGATTTCATTATGGTGTATGTTTATTAAGTGAAAAAGAAGTAGGCATGGAAGCTATAAAAATCCACAATAGAAGTAGTCATAGAACTTGGCATCCATATGAGATGTTTGTTAAACGTGAGTTAACTATGATAGGGCCAGGTGCTGACGAAGATAGTTGGAGTAGTGCTGACTATGAAACGGAAAAGTTTGCTCAAATTATTTAGGTTGACAAACAATAATAAATGCGTTATACTATTAAAAAATAAAGATAAGGTGAAATATACACAATGAAATATGTTCTAGTTGATACAGCAAATACATTCTTTAGAGCTCGTCATGTAGTACGTGGCGATCTTGATATGAAAGTAGGAATGGCTTTTCATATAACCTTTAATAGTCTAAAAAAAGCATGGAACAACTTTGATGCGGATCATATTGTATTTTGCTTAGAAGGCCGTAGTTGGCGCAAGGACGTCTACGCTCCTTATAAACGAAATAGACAAGCGGCTCGTGATGCTTTAACAGAAGCACAACAAGAAGAAGAAAAAGTTTTCTGGGAAACATTTGATAGTTTTAAAGACTTTATTATAGAAAAAACTAATTGTACAGTCTTGCAACATGACGAATTAGAAGCAGATGATCTAATTGCAGGTTGGGTACAACATCATCCAGATGATAATCATGTAATTATATCAACTGATGGTGATTTTGCACAACTAATATCACCTAAGGTAATTCAGTATAACGGAGTTTCTAATACAACTATTACACATGAAGGATACTTTGATGATAAAGGTAAAAAGATTATAGATAAAAAGACTAAACAAGAAAAACTTGCACCTAACCCAGAATGGTTATTGTTTGAAAAATGCATGAGAGGTGATACAAGTGATAATGTGTTTAGTGCTTATCCCGGGGTAAGAGTTAAAGGTACACGTAACAAAGTAGGCTTAACAGAAGCATTTAACGATAAAGACACAAAAGGCTACAACTGGAATAACTTAATGCTACAAAGATGGGCCGATCACGAAGGTGTAGAACATCGAGTATTAGACGATTATAATCGTAATGTAGAACTATGTGACTTATCTGCACAACCACAAAATATTAAAGACAAGATCTTTAATACGATTATAGAAAATGCACAACCCAAAAATATACCGCAAGTGGGATTGCGGCTAATGAAATTCTGTGCAATATACGATATGCAAAGAATAACTGATAATGCTCAGGCTTATGCTGAGCCATTACAAGCAAGGTATCCTGTATGACTAACATAAAAGCAAAAGAAATATTAAAAAATAAGTTTTGGATAATTGAAGATGCAAATCAAGGAAACAAGATTGGTACATTATCCAAAGACGAGAATAACCATTATATGTATTATTGTCAGCGACCATGTGAAGGAGTAGGTTGCAGGACAAGAACTGAATATTACAGTTGTTTAAAAGATCTTAAAAAAGGTATTGGTGGAGAAATTCTTTGGAGTAATGCTACTATAAGTGATGCTAATAAAACAGTTTCAAAAGAAATTTATGGACTAGTTACTAGTACTGTTCCTTATAATGCAATGTACGATCTAAAAAGAAAATTTGCACTATTTACAAAAAGTAAAAAATCTAAGAGCTTGTATTGTGCAGGATACTTTATAATTCATTTTGAAAAAGGTTGGGTTAAAAGTTTATGTCCAAAACAAGTTACTTTAGAAAAATACGAATATCGCGGACCTTTTAAAACTGGATTAGAAATGCGTCAGGAGTTAAGCCGTGCAAACCGTTAAACCATTAAACACTATTCCTTTACAACAATTTATTGATAAGGTAAAAATTGCTGATAATTCTAAAGCAATTGAAGTAAAGATAGAATTAAAAGAAGCTAAGAACCTCGCTTTCACATTAGCAAGTGTAATGTCTAGATTACACGGAGACTTAGAAAAGCTAGTAGATCAATCTAATAAAACCGAAGAAGTTGTAAATATTACAATGGATGGTGGTAATAGCTGGAAATAAGCTGGAAATAAGCTAATATACTCATAAATAAACTGCGTATATAACTGTTATTTTTAGATAAATAATAGTAGTATATAACAGGATAAAGATATGAGTAGACCTAAACCCGAAATAATTTTAGAGCATGTTAATAAAAAAACATACCGCTCAGAACAAGTATTAAATGCAGAAGCCATCTGGGCTGTATTTTATACTAACAAACCATTTAATTTAAAATCATCAAATGTGCTAACAAACTATCCTGGGCCAAAATATAAAAAGGTTAGTTTTAGTAACCCAGGCCATGCACATAATCTTGCTAAAAAACTAAACGATCTTTTTAATACTAAAGACTTTACAGTTGTAAAATTAATAACTGGTGAAGTAGTAACAGAAAAATGAACTTAAAAGAAACCTACACTAAGGTGTTCTTAAAACAAGCCAACATATCAATTAATGAAAATACATTAAAAGAGTATATGCCATTATGGTGGCAGAATACTCGATCCAAAATATCAGGTGGATTACGATTAACAGAAGACGGATTTAATTTTTTATCCGAAACTTTAGAGTTATCTAATTATAATGTTCCGTTTCCTAAGGATTTTAAAGTTACGACTCAAGTTGTAATCTTCTTAGACAAGTTTATTGACTGTCCTTACTACCTTACTAACCAAGGTATTATAGTACTGAACGAAAAGAAGGCACTCGAACTGCATCTTTTCTCCGGAGATTTAAGGAAATACGGACTTACTAAAGCTCTAAATCGGGCAAATAGCTCACTAAGTCCTTGATATTACTACACTTTTTTTCGCACTTTTTTTCATCTTTTTTGCAGATTCTGGTTGACCTTTGACGATTATGAACGTATAATAGTATATAACAATAAGGCACTGAACATTAAAAGGCAAACAAGGAGTACAAAATGGAAAATCTAGCAGTAAGACAAGTAAGTCCGAATAGTGCAAAAGCAAGTATTATTCGAGCATTTAAAAAGAAACGTCCAATCTTTATTTGGGGTCCCCCAGGCATTGGAAAATCAGACATAGTTAGGCAAATTGGTGATAGCATAGAAGCCCATGTTATTGACATACGTCTAAGTTTATGGGAACCTACAGATATTAAAGGTATTCCATATTTTGATTCTAAACAAGGTACAATGGTTTGGGCACCACCAAGCGAATTGCCAGATGAGAAAATGGCGAAAAAGCATAAACAGATTATTGTGTTTTTGGATGAAATGAATTCAGCACCACCGGCAGTACAAGCCGCGGCTTACCAATTAATTCTTAATCGTAAGGTTGGTACTTATACACTTCCAGATAACGTTTTGATTGTTGCCGCAGGTAACAGAGAAGCTGATAAAGGTGTTACTTATAGAATGCCTGCTCCGTTAGCCAACCGTTTTGTTCACTTAGAAATTAAAGTGGATTTTGATGATTGGTTTGAGTGGGCTGTTAAGAACAATCAGCATCAAGATGTTGTTGGTTATTTGACATTTAGCAAGAAGGACTTATACGATTTTGATCCAAAATCACCGAGTCGTTCATTTGCTACACCCCGTTCATGGTCGTTTGTTTCCGAACTTTTGGAAGATGATGACGATGAAAATACCACTACAGATTTAGTTAGTGGTGCAGTCGGCGAAGGACTTGCCGTTAAGTTTATGGCTCATAGACGAGTGGCCGCAGACCTTCCTAATCCTAGCGATATACTTACTGCTAAGGTTAAGAAGTTAGAGACTAAAGAAATCAGTGCCATGTATTCCTTAACAGTCTCTTTGTGCTACGAGCTTAAAGAAGCAAGTGATAAGAACGATAAGAAGTTTGATGATAAAGTTAATAACTTCTTAAGGTTCGCAATGGACAATTTTGATACTGAATTAGTAGTTATGGGTATTAAATTGGCTCTTACACAATATCAACTTCCAATCGATCCAGATGAAGTTGATTGCTTTGATGAGTTCCATGAACGTTTTGGCAAATATATTAAAGCCGCACAAGGCGAGGCGTCGGCCTAATAGGCGCTATTTGGAGGGGGATCCCTTCCAGATTTCGGTTGACAATGAACATTAAATATAGTATAATATACATATAATAAGAAATTGAGGAATGGCACAAATGACTACAGAAATTTTAGAAAAACCAAAAACAGAAGAAGTTAAACTTTCACCAGAAGAATTAAAAGATCTTCGAGCTGAAGTTTTGGACAAAATTATTGTTGCACGAATTGGACTACTTTTAAGACATCCATTTTTTGGTAATATGGCTACAAGACTTATTATTAAAGAATGTGATGATTGGTGTCCTACTGCCGCAACTGACGGTAGACATTTATTTTATAACTCACAGTTTTTCGCTAAAATGACAAACAAAGAAATTGAGTTTGTTATTGCTCATGAAATTCTTCATTGTGTTTTTGATCATATGACAAGACGTGAAGATAGAGATCCTCAAATCCATAATATTGCATCAGATTATATTGTTAACAATACTCTAGTTAGAGATGCTATTGGTAGCAAACCTAAAGAGATTCCAATTTTCCAAGATTTTAAATATGAAGGTTGGACTAGTGAAGCAGTTTATGATGAGCTTTTCAAAAAATATGATGAAGAAGACCTTGAAAAATTAGGTAAATTACTTGACGAGCATATTGATTGGGATAAAGATAGTCAAGACGGCAATAGTAAAAAAGACAAAAAACAAGGTAAAAAAGGTAGTGCTCCAAGCTATTCTAAAGATGAGCTTCGTAAGATACGTGACGAAGTAAAAGAAAGTATGCTAGGGGCGGCACAGGCGGCTGGTGCAGGTAACATTCCAAAAGAAGTTGAAAGATTTATTAAGGAACTTACTGAACCTAAAATGAATTGGAGAGAGCTACTACGCCAGCAAATCCAAAGTACTATCAGAAATGATTACTCTTTCCAACGTCCGTCACGTAAAGGATGGCATACTGGAGCAATTCTTCCAGGTATGAACTTTGATACAACTATTGATATTTGTATTGGAATTGATATGAGTGGATCAATTGGTAATAAACAAGCTGAAATATTCTTAAGCGAAGTACAAGGGATTATGCAAGAATATCAAGATTACAAAATTAAGTTATGGTGCTTTGATACTAAGGTATATAACGAACAAGATTTTACTGCTGACAATGGTCAAGAACTAGAAGACTATCAGATCATAGGTGGCGGTGGAACAGACTTCATGGCAAACTGGAAATATATGGAGGAAGAAGGGATTAATCCAAAACGTTTTATAATGTTTACTGATGGTTATCCCTGGGAAAAATGGGGTGATGAAAATTACTGTGAAACAGTTTTTATTATTCACGGGCATCACGATAAAAATTTAAAAGCACCGTTTGGTGTAACAGCACATTACGAAGAATAAACGGCGTAACTGAGGAGATTATGTTAACAAAAACAGGTATACCTAACGCCTTAAACTACTTCGGTATTAGAGAATTATCAGTGGCCCCACCACATTTTGAGTACATAACTTTAAAGCAAAACTACAATTTGGAAGACGCTATTCGAAAGTGGATTCTAAAGAACTTAAAAAGTAGATTTTTTATTGGTAAAAAGATAGATTTGGACAAAGAGAATACTATTACATCAATGGTCCACTTGGGATTTGAAGATCCAAAAGAGCTTTCTTATTTCATGTTGGCGTGTCCACTTTTAAAATACTAATAAATAATGTACGTATATAACTATATAGATACTAAAAAGGAGAACATATATGTCAGACGGAAAACAAGCAATGGCACCAGAAGGTACTGATGCAACGCCACCTCAAAAGGCACCATCAGCACCAGGACCTGCCAGCGTTCCAAACACTTCAGCGGCACCAGGACCCGACGGGGCTCCAACAGGTAATCCTGAACTTACTGTTCAAGATCTAGGTGTGTTGAAGACTATCATTGAAGTTGCTCAGACTCGTGGAGCATTTAAGCCGAACGAAATGGAAGCAATTGGAAAAACGTATACTAAACTAGATACATTTCTAACTAGTATTCAAAATCAACAAGTAGCGGCACAAGGTGATGCACCTGTAAATCCTGTTCCAGCTACACCAGGAGAATAAATTATGGCTGACTTAAAACATATTGGTCGCATAAAAGATACAAAACGTAAGGTTGCGGTAGTATTCCGTACTTTACCTGACGAGCCAGAGTCATGTTTGGTTTGTCCAACAGAGACTTTAAGAGACGAAGATCATGATCTCTTAATTAAATTAATTGAAAGCAATGCCGGACAGAATGCTGAAGAATTAGCAGATGCTATGCAACGTACACCACTAGGTGATGGTAGCATTATGTTAGCACGTTTTCATACAGGCGGATTCTTAACTAAAGTTAGTACTTCTAACATTGAGATGACACCTAATACAACTACTACACTATCACTAAATGAGTTAAACGAAACGATTGCTCAGCAAAAAGGTGTACAAGTTAAAGACTTAGCAGTAGGTGGATCATCAGTAGAAGAAGTAGGATCTGTTACAGATCAAAGCACAGCACCAGCACCTAAAATGGCTACTAATGACGATGCTACATCTACTAAAGAACAAGCATTATCTGATGAAGATTTAGCTAATAAGATGCGTAAAGACGCTGACTCTCTGTTTAAAGAAGCAACTGAGCTACGTAAACAAGCAGATAAGTTGAGCCCTAGCAAAAAGGCCGGCTCGCGTGGTAAGGCCTAAGAAGAGGCTACCACAAGAAGTTATTAATAAGTGGCCAGAGGTTTTTAAAGACCTTGATATTAAAGCTATCCCGATTGAATATCTGCATTCTGTCAGAGTTAAATTCGGGAATGGCAAGGTATGGGATGTACTTATTAAAGATAGACAGAATCCTAATCCTGTAGGATATCTTGAAAAGATACTGAAAGATTTGTTTTCAACCTACGATGCTACTATCAAACACGTTGATTTTAGAGTAGATGTAGAACAAGTTAAAAAAGACATACAAAAACGTACAAGTAAGTTCTTAAAGAAGAATAAATAAAATTGTATTCAGGATAAATACATATAAGATATCCAGGAGTTAAAAAGAATGGCTTTAAGACTAAGAAGAGGTACAAACAGCGAACGAGGCTTAATTACGCCTGCTGACGGTGAATTAGTCTATACTACAGATACTAAAAGACTGTATATAGGTGATGGAACTACTGTAGGTGGTAATCCAGTTGATACTGCTGGTACGGCTTTTGGTTCTAACGTTGATCTAAATAATTACGACTTAACAGGTACTGGTAATATTAATATTACTGGTAGTATTACAGCAACAGGCAATATTACAGCAGATGGAAATTTAACATTAGGCGGCAACCTTATTATAGGTGATGCACCTAGCGATACTGTTAGTTTTTTAGCTAAAGTAGAAAGCCATGTTCTTCCTGATGTTGACGGTGCAAGAAATCTTGGATCTAGCACTAACAAATTTAATCAAATTTGGGCTAATACTGTTCATGTTACTGATGATATAATTTCCCCAAGTGTTAATGCAAATATTGTCGGAGACGATAGTACAGTTTTACTTAATAGAGCAACTGGAGCCTTAAATGCTACAGGTATTCTTAAAGGTGATGTTAAAGCCGTTGATGATAGCTATTTTTATAATGCAACATCAAAAGCCGTTGTTGCTGGACAAGGTACATTTAGTGGAGTAGTACAAGCTAGTAGTTTCGTAGGAAGTATAGTAGGCGATGTTCAAGGTACTGTATTTGGTGATGACTCAACTGTATTAGTAGACGGAATTAACGGAACACTTAGTAACGGAACACTTACATTTAGTGAAGGCGTTCTTGATATTACATCACAAGCAGGAATTGGTAGATATTTAACTATTGGTAAAGATACTGATATAGAAACTCAAGGACTTATTTTTAAAGCAGGTTCGGCGGCAGGTAAATTTCTTCAAGTAGAAAGTTTATCAACTGGAACACAATCTACAGGTATAGTTTACAAAGTTTCAAGAGGAAATTTAGCAACTAAAACAGTTGTACAAGCAGGCGACGAGCTAACATCAATTAAAGTACACGGACACGACGGCACTAACGAAGACACAGTATCAAGTCTAGTTCAATTTTCTGTTGAAGATGGTGCAACAGTTTCAAACGGTGCAGTACCAGGTAAGATTTTCATTATATCAACACCAGACAATGGTGGAACTTGGGCTGGTATATCAGTTGACAGTGGTGGAAGACTTTGTGTTGGTGGAACACTAGTTGCAAACTCTGATACAAACTTAGACGTTACAGGTAATGCACAAGTAACTGGTTATATGAAAATTGGTAACTTAACTACAGTTGAAAGAGATGCATTAACACCAACAGATGGTATGATAATCTACAATACTACTGATTCTAAATTCCAAGGACGCACTGGCGTGGCTTGGGTCGACTTACATTAAGCTATATAACGATCAGGTACAGTATCTAATAATGGTAACCCATTATTAATATGTGCATCACGTAAGATGATTTGATGTAAAAAGTTACTTACAGGTTTTCCCGGAACAAAATAAGCATAAGGTCCACATTTTAATTGTTCCATATCAATAGTTCTAGCATCACACCATTGAATAATTCTATGAACAAGACCGTTAATCTTAACCATATAATGATATAAATTATCGTCTCCTGGTATTTTCTCCCAAGTCCATCCTTTTTTATCAGCAATACTTTTTATAAGTTTTACGTGATCACTTAAAAAGAATCTAGGTTCATCTGGAGTTCTACCTATATCTGAACCAGCTCTAATTCTATATTCAGTTCTTGGGTGATTTTTTAGACCCATAGCTTGTATTTCTTCCATTACATCGTCTACTTGGTCTATATGTTCTACTGTATAAAATATTTTCTCTACACACATACCTTCTTCATTACAAATATCTATACCAGCTACTTGCTTTCCATGTACTACTTTACCTTGATAAGACTCATGGTTTAAACTTAGAACAGCCATTTTAAGGCCAGCGTCTACAAGTGACTTAACATAATTTCTTTTGGAAAGTTTAACACCATTAGTCATAATACAAACATCATTTCCTCTGTCTGTAATAGCTTTAATTAATTCAGGTAAATCTTTACGTACTGTACATTCAGCACCTGAAAGGAATACAGTATCCATAGTAGATCGTGTTTGCTCCGTTATCATTTTAAAGATATGGTCAAAAGATTTATCTATTATTTTATTATCGGGTTGTAGATAACAATGAGGACATTCTAAATTACAACGATCAGTTACTTCAAATAAAATACAATTTTCATAATTACTATCATGATCTTCATCTATAGTATTCTTTCCAGTAGTAACTCTATTATATATTAAACTATTGTAAAATTCAACATCCTTTTCAATACATTCTTCCATATGACCATGTTCGGGACACGTTTTAATAAGATAAACTCCATTATCTTTAGTAACACGGTCAGCTGGTATGTGTCTATAACACGTATGACATAAACTTAATGTTTCTCGATCTTTCATTTAATTACCCTAGTAGCTATATTTATCA